CATTGACTGCCTACCTGATACTTTTTGTTGTGCCTGTAATTCTGCATACTTTTATTATACACGAATCTCTATATGCTTTGCAACACCAAAGTTATATTTCCACTCTCTTTGTTTGGTATGATACAGCACAGCACCCACACTGCTACTAGGATCACCTGGATTAGGCAATGACCAAATATATTTAAATTTAGGTTCTACTACTATTTTATTTGCCTTACTATTCATTGCACATCCGCCCATATACACCAAACACTCAGCACCTGTCAGTACCTGTGCCTGAGTCATGATCATATCAACTTGACTTTCAAACTCTGCTTGTACTGCTGCGGCAATATCATATTGGTCTTGTTCACTTCTAATATCATGCGGCCAATCTAGAATGCCCTTGTGCATGTTTTTTCCGGCTTGCAAGACTCCGCCCATATATTGCCGAACGTAGTGTTTATAACGGTGCGGGTCGCCTTTCTCAGACATTTGTTGCAATAGATATTCGTCTTGGATAGGTGTCATCTCTAACAAGTCTGTGAACGCTGAATAAAATAGTCCCAAGCTATTTGGATAGCTACGACTCCATACTTTACGCATTTCTCCGTGAATGCCTTGCCAGATAGTAGCGCATTCAAATTCGCCTATAGCGTCGAGTACTACAATAGCACAATGATTGAATGGGCTAGTATAATATCCCGCGGCTGCATGACTAGCATGATGCGGTGTATAGGTGATTGGTGCATAGTGTTGAGCTTTCATGTATCTACGTGGCAATACGCTCATATCAAATGCTCTATGATATTGTCCAGCATACAGTTGTCTAGCCTTTTTCACCCAGGGACGCTCATACCAAAAAATACGATCAGGAGCTCCAAGATGTAACGCTTCGGTTATGTCAGCAGTGACAAGTTCGTCTTCCTTACGAAAGACATTTGACACTAGTCGTTCATCCTTAAACACCGCCAGGCTTGAGCCATGATTAAGAGCGTTTATTCCCCAGGCAATCATTTGTAGATAAAAGGATCACGTTTACGTAATTCTTTTAATTTGGCTTTCCACGCTTTGTGTTCTTGGTACTTCCTCCAAGGATAACAAAGTATATCTAATATTTTTTTAAGCATCCTGCTTCTCCATAAATTCAAACTTGTCTTTAAGTTTTCGTTTTTCTATTTCTATTTTAACTGGATTATCTGTAGCCGATTTAATTGCATCAACTATTACAAATAATTTTCCATATTTTTTAACTGCATCTGCGCAGTCTTTAACATCACGGTCCCAAGTAGGGAATGCCACTTTCCAGCCAAGCTCTTTCGCCTGATCCATTAGTGCCAGCCCTGCAATATCTTGGTCGGGTATTACAATAACTTCAGCACCAATATTATTAATTATGCGAGATTGCTGTGTAGATATTTCATTAGTGAGAAGTGCAACACCACCCATAGCCAATGCATCAAACGGTCCTTCGCAAACAAACACATACTTCTTTTCTTCTGTTTGCTCGTCAACATTAAACACAAAGAACGGATGTTGATCTGATAGATATTTGGGCTTTCCTGAGCGAACCTTTCTTGCTGTATTGCCTACAATTTCTCCGTTATAGAAAAACGGAATGATAACTCTGTCAGCATATCCTGGTTCAGGACTCCAATAAAAATTATCAGCAGCTGGATCAAATCCTCTATCAACAAGATACTCTAATACCGGTCCTAGTTCAGTTAACAATGCTGATGATTGGTTAGCCCATTCTTTAATAGGCAATGAGTTCAATGGCAAATCTTTTTTGGTAAATGTTTCGATATCTTTTGATTCTGCTGGCACATAGTCAGCAGCTTCGGTCTTCATAGCTTCGAAGACCATGTGTTTGATATCATCGTCGCTGGCACCTAGCCATTTACATAAATTTTTAAATTTGGTTGATAAGGTAGATCCCGGTTTCCATCCTGTTGAAAATTTACAGTTGAAACAGTTGAATACAATGGTATCTCCGAGCATTAGTCCGCCACGTTTACGAGTATCTGGACTATGTCCACGATGACCGCAACATGGGGCATTAAAGCTGATCCAGCCGCTGGGGCTAGGTCTAGCACGTGATGGGATTAGTGTTCGAAATTTGTCAACAACCAGAGTCATATAACAAGTATACTATCTGTATAGTATCTTGTCAACTCTTCCGATGGTATTTGGGTTGGTTCCGCTTATGACAAATGTTCTGAAATCAATAATAGATTGGCCAGTATATGTAACGCCGTTTGCTTGGATTCTGCCGTTAACATCGACATTAGTGACGGTAATGCGTAGATCATTGGTTCCTAGAACACCGCCTAGATTATCTCCGCGGACTACTAATTGTTCCCCTACTGCGTAATTTCGTCCACCTTCGTTTACATTGACAATATAGCTTCCTAGCACAGTTTGTTGTACAGTGAACGAAGCAGTGTCGCCAAGATGTGCCTGTTGAGTAAATCTAAACCATTTCCATTTTCCAACAGTATTGTAATAAGTCAACGTAGAATTAGCAAGCGTTAGAGTATTAATTGTTATCCAATCGATTGGATCTGCGCTATCTGATAAGCTACCTTGCAACGTTAAATTACCAGTGTATCCTTTAGATGCATATAGAGCAAATGTATGTGTTCCTCGACTTGCGGAAGTGTCATAGTTAGCATTGATAATACTGCTAGTGTAGTATGGGTCGTTGATATACCCGGTTACGCTAGGTTGTACATAGGTAAATGTAGTAACTGATAGACTAGGAGTTGCATCTCCTCTAACATCACCAACTACTTCAATAGTTGCATTGGCGCCGTATTGACTGTCTACATACAGCGGAGTCTTGCGACCTGTTAAGTCTTGCCTGTGTAGCGAATACTGATAAAAGCCGTTGTTGATATCGTACAATTCCACTTCAGTTAGTGTGACATAGAATTTTCCCTTAACGGAGTCCACTATGACACACTCTTTGGTAAGTACTAGAGATTGTTTATTACGTTCAACTAAATTGAAGTATACTTTGTAGCCTGTTGTATCTAACGCTTTTTCATCAGAATTACGAACTTGTATATCAACCCGATTATCAAGACCTCGGAATATTTTAACATTGCGATTATACACTCTGCGATACCTCTCGTTGCGCCATTGCCCCGGGACATTTGTATAGACCTCGATTCGATTTGGATATAAATACACTGGAATTAGTTGCATACATTTGTCGACCCTTTAATATATTTAGTATGAGAATCACCGAAAACCTACAAGAAAATTTTCCGTTTATCAGCGTTGTGACTCACGTAAGTCAAGAATACGTGGGCATTATCATCAATCAAGATGCTGCAATAACCAGCCTATACGATTATGCTTCTATTAAAACAGAAACAGAAAAAGCCAAGTTTTTAGAATTAGGCGAAGCATGGTGGTGGGAGTCAAATAGACAAATACCGATTAACATATTCTTGTCTAGAGAAATTTTTGAGTTTAGATATGCAATCAAGAATTTTTCAACTAAAGATGTCAGACTTGTATTAGGGCCGTGTACAAGTTTAAATGATATTATAACAAAAAGAATAAAACGTAAAAGTATTACGCTAGTTAGAAAACCAACTTAACTAAATTCGTAACTAACTTGTTCACAGATTAAATTCATCTGAACAACAATTGCAACTGCATATGCAGTAGCATGCGATTTCTTAAAAAAGTAATCAGCATTCTCTGGTTTTGTCCAAACATCCTGCATTATTTCTTTCCAACTCTTTCCAACTAGATGTCTCTTCGCCGGACGGATCATTGCTAATACTGCTGCTAATTCTTGGATACATTTCGGCTTCATTTCTCGTAAGATACCACCATGTCCGTTGACGTGAAAGAGCAAGCTGTTGAAGTTGTCGTCTAAAAGCAAATCCCATAGTGGCTCCGTATTCATTAATTGGTCAAGATGATTTTCGTCTCGAACACCCTTATAGATTCCAACATTTAAAAAATCTATTTTAAAGAACTTTTGATCTTCTGCTGTTTCATACGGTACTGCACATAAGCCGCTAATCGGATCAACTGGCACTTCGTGCAAGTAAATGCCAGTATTATGTTTAGTCAACTTGTTGTTTTCAAGACGACTGGCTCCAACACAATCAAATAATTTAATTGCTTGTTCTCGATCTAAAAAGTCAATATCAATGTCTGGCATTAGTGCATCCTGGTACTTTCAAATAATAACAATGGTAATGTTGATGCTAGAAACTCGGCATATTCTTCGGCATCTTCATCATCCTCAAATCCACTAAATTTAACATAGACATCGTTGGTATCATTAGCAACAACTACTTCGATATCTATATCATCTCTGGAAATAAATTCTTCGTTATCTTTTAAATCTTCTTCTTGGACTTCTGATTCTGGTCGCTTTGGCATTATAAAATCTTCGCCTCCTTGATAACGTCTTTAATAAGTTCTATGTCTGCTGGTAGAGATTTAAATCGACGCATCCAAAATTGTGGATCAATGACTGGACCAATAATGTCTAGTTGCTCATCATTCATGCGCTGAAGCATTTCTTTTCCTGCTTTGGTATTTAACAAAATCCACGGGCTTATCAAGCCTTCTTTAATATCATGCGTTGCTCTATTAAGATTAACATATGCAAAATAGTGTTCCCATTGTGCAGAGTTCGAATCTCCCCAATCCATCATGGTTTTTATGGTTCTTTGTATTGCGCCGTCTGCTGGTTCTATTTTAATAAGTTCACTGATATAGGAATCATACAGCTCATCTCTACACCAATGGTCAAGTTTAATTCCGCTCTTGATCACATACTCAATAAACCGTTCTGGATAGATAGGGGCAGTATTGACCATAAAGCTGCCGAATTTTACAAAAGCTGTATAGTATGGACTCGATGCAAATTCATCAAATGTTTTTTGTGTTTTGCCCCTGCTGGTAAATTCATAAAACTTTTGAAAAGTCAATAAACCTACCTGCACATGTTTTTCAGTCTTGCTCATGTGCCTGCGCTTTTGTTCGCAAACATGAACCACTAAAGTTTTTTCTTTAGCAAAGAGTTTTTGGCAATATTCGCATTTAAAATTTAATTGCATTGACTTGTTTTTTGTCCCAACCGAGGTCTTCACAGTATTTTTTAATTTCTTTGTCTGTGGTAATTGCAGAAAGAGTTTCAAGGTCGCTCCGTTTCATGTTAGGGAATAGTTCAGCTAAAAACTCTGTTTTTTTATCTTTTTGTTTCTTTAAAGGAAGCCATTCATGGAACTGTGTTTTCTTACTTTCATGACTACATAAGCATAGAGTTTGCCATACTAGTTTAGGATGCTTCTGAATGTCGTTCCAGTTTTTATTATAGTATTCGTTTGTTGTTAAAAGAAAATGTTCTTGTAATTCTCTGTTATTAGATTTAACATTACTAATGTAGCGATTAAGATTCCAAAAATCACCTTTGATTTCTTTTTGGCCGTCTTCAGTAACAGCATCCCATAATTCTTTAATACCCATGTCTACTGCGGGTATTATGTCTTTAAAGAGATCTACGTGTTTATTTTGTCCCATTGTCTTTACTCAAGTGATACATTATTTTAACATTATCTAAGGCCGTTTGTAAAGCGGGATTTGTCTTTGCGGCTCGCCGAATATCGCCCCAGAGTTTACTGTCTGTTATGTGGTCGTGCAACGGTCTGCCGTCTGATGTCCTGGGATCAAAATTAGGAACGGTAGGATCATATTGCCATCCTATAGCTTCTCTTGTGCCAGTGCCAATCTCTCGGGCATAGGTCACTCCATCTGCTCGCTCATAGATGTACTTTGCACCCGGCTTAAGATTTCCCATTCTTCATTTTTCCCACAGTATCACGTTCGATGTCTTCGTGATCAAACTCTGCCCAATATAATTCAAATGCAACTGTGTCTTCTAGAGCTTCAAATTGATGATATTCACCTGGAGCAACTTTAGTATATTGACCTGCGGTAAGAACTGTTTCATCAACTAGATCATAGTTATTTTTCCAAACACGAATGATCATTTTTCCAGATTCAACAAAAAACCCGTTCCATTTAAATTTGTGTCTGTGCTTTGAACAGATGCCGCCAGCACGGGCCTTAATGCGGTGAAACTCTAATACACCGTTAGCTTCAAGGAGCTCAGTGCCGCCCCATACTTTACCTGCTATCATGATTTTTCCTTTATAAAACCTTATCTAGTTGTAGAACTTCGCATTGTCTACTAACTTCTTTTACAAAATATACGCAAGGTGGACTATCACCATCGTGTAACGGCACAGTTAACAATTGACCGTTTTTCATCTTTGGAAAATACCAGCGGACATCTTGATAGATATTTACTATTTCGATCGGCATGTACTCTGCTTTGAATCCGTTAACAGGATTAAAAACAAATGCATCAAATCCACGTTCATTGATACTTGTTAACGGCAAGACTTCTGGGTCTAGACCGCACTCTTTGTCGCCAACAATCATGCACCAGTCTAAAGGCATTTGTACTTCATACCCGCCGACATTTAATAGAATTGCAGGACTGTTAAATGACTCTAAGAAAATTAGCGGCATAAAGAAAAAGTCTGGCTCACTAGGATTACTGTTATCTAGTACGCTAAATCTAGTGTCCTCGTCCACTTCATCCGGAAGTTCGTTTAGATCAAAAGATCTATTGTTCAGTGTTAAAATTTTCATAGTGTTTGTAATATCCATTGTTCATAAGTTTGTTCGCAAAAATCAATAGTATTATTAACATACCAAGTTTCCATCATACAAATTTTTATGTCTTTCTTTTTTTGGTCGGGCACTCGATATTTTCGAGTTCTAAATACATCTGAAACTGCTACCTTATAGCCACGAGTTTTTAGATATTCTGTAACGATCGGATCGTAGTCAACTTCATTCTGATATTTGTCATGTTCGAATGTAATGCAATCAAATGTGATTCCTTGTTCGATTACTCTTTGTAATGCGGCAAATGTGTTTTCTGGTGGCTCTATATCACAGCTGAGATATCCGATATGCATAGGAAGATTATTTTCTATCAATGCCTGCTTATAATCAAATGTTAATGCATTTCCCCAATAGATTTTATTTTGTCTTTCAGGACATTCATCCCATAATGATTTTTTAAGAAGTTCGATTTCGAGACTAAATCCTTTCCATCCTTGTTCTTCCAATACATATGTATTACTGTAGTGAACTGGTTTCCATGCACCGATTTCAATATATGTTTTATTTTTTGCAGCAGAGAGAGCAAACAAATCTTGTTTTAATTGACTCGGTGAAATCATATGTTTACCTTGGTGATTATAAAAGGATACTTGGCGTCCTTATAAAATTTCTTTCTTTCTGTTAAATGTCGCTTGGCATATTTGCATGCTGACGTTATGTCCCAGATTTCGACATGGTCTTTGTCTTCCGCCTTCCGTATGCCACGACCGATTGATTGGATGACCCGAACAAAAGACTTACCGGGCTCAATAAGCACAAGATTAAAAATGCGAGGGATATTAATGCCCACAGCAGCAACACCATAGGTAGCAATAATAATCTTGTCACTACTAGTTTTAATTTCATCATATTCTTCTTTCCTGTCGTCGAGCTTCATCCCTCCACTGACAAATACTGCATCTGGAATCAGTTTTAATAATTGATTTCCAGTGTCAATGCGATTGATTAAGACTAGTGTATTACCGTGTTGACTTACTTGTTTTATTTTGTTTGCGATCCAATCTAGTCTTGTTGGATCCGTAACCAAGAAACTATATTCGTCTTGATAACTTCTAAATATCTGTACATCATTAGTTTGCAGTATGTTAATATTTAAATTGGCTAACACACCTTTTTCCTGTAAATCATGAGCAGATACTTGATTAATTACAGGACCAATGCTGGCTAAAATACCTTGAAACTCCCATTGCTCTTTTGGAATGGTTCCAGTAAGTCCCCAGCGAATAGCACAATTTCTAAAGTTTTGAGTGAGTAGTTTTGTCAATACTTCAGCTTTAGCTTGATGCACTTCGTCAATGATTATGGCGGTTACGCCCTCAGTAAATTCTGCTAAAGTTAGGGTATCGCTATCGTAGCTTTTCTTATCTAATACGTTTAGACTTTGCCATGTACAGATAGTATGAGTACGTCCTAGCTCTTTGCGGTCGCCAAAATATACACCAACATCTAGACCTAGATTGATATAATCTTCTTCTGTCTGAACCACAAGACTCTTGTTAGGTACAATGACCATTGTTCGGCCGTATGGCTCACAAAGATGGCTAAGTGTAGCAGTAGTAATTGTTTTACCTGCACCAGTTGCCACTTCTTGTAGGCTTTGTGAGTTTTCTAAAAACTTATTAATGACGTCATATTGATAGTCACGTAATACAATTGGATCGCCTGCATTAGGATGTCCTTGGGGCCATGTCTTACCTTTGTCGGCCCAATAATTTTCTGTAATAGGTGCAAATTCTATTTTGGTATGTGTTCGTAAATCTTCAATCTCAATCTCATAGCCGTTGTCTTCGATGATAGGTAATATCACATCCAGATGTGCAAGATAACCAGTGCCGCCAATGCTGAAATAAGTTTTAGTGCCGTCCCATCGACCTAATTTATAAGCAGGCATATGCCGTGCATAAGGCAAATCAAACTTTAATTTGTTGACAATTTTACGTCGTGTCTCAACAGCCAGCCCATCGATTTTGATGTTGACTTCGTCTTTAATAACGAGCTTACAAGTTGACAATATTCTTTTCCTTTATGACAGATGGGCGTAACTCGTCTAGATAAATCACACAATGATGATTTGAAAACCAATGCTGTGCTATTAGACTACTAGGCGGAAACGGTCTGTTCACTACTATAATTTTAACATCAATGTTATCTTTAAACAACCACTTAGGCGGTTTATTTTTAAATATCAGTAGACGGGCATTTTCAATTGGTCCACCTAAATTATTATTTTTAATCCAATTATTAAATTCAGGATCATCGTCATTGCGAGACCTAAAGCACACACGCATTTCATCCGCAGACACCCCATTTTTTAGGCCAGTAGTGACAAAATTTTCAATCCAGGATTTTACACTAACGCTATCATCTACAATTACACACACATGCCCGTTGATATTTTTATACAAATCAAAAAATTTATCAACTTCTTTTAACCAAAAGTTTGTAGCAGTGGTTACTGTTATTTTTTCTACTAAATTTTCAGGTTTTGTAAGATTTTCTAATTTGAATCCTAGACTTTTTGCTAATAGCAAATTGTCGAAGATATTTTCTGTTTTGTGTTTTTCAAAATAATCATTAGTAGATTCATTTGAATTCTTTAAAATAACTGTGTTGTCAACAACATCACAATAGGGTAAAAAATTCATGGATTCTTGCCATATTTCTTCAACAGTTGCAGTATACTCTAAAAAACTTTCATCAACTTCGAAGTTATGATCATTAATAAATTTTTGTAGTAACACAAAGTTTATTGTGTACGGAGGAAATTTGCGAATTTTTAAATCTGGATCCCAAATTCCTGCATCTCGCTGGCCATTTTGTATTACTTCTTGGTTAAATTTCTCTTTTAATCCAAACGGATGTTTAAGACAGATCCACGGCTTTGCACTATCATCGACCTCGATAGAAATTCTTTTTGTTTCGTCTAGCACTCTAAAAGGCTGTTTCCATTTTGGGTCGGCCAACTGAGCTCTATAGTCAAAATCTGGTGAAATTACCGCAGTTTTATATTTTTCCAAGAGCTTTAAAATATATTTGGATTGTGCCTGGGTGACTGGCTCATTGCTTCCGATTAAATTAAAAAAACTACCCATGGCCATTAAATCCTGATTGTTGACTTGACTGATATTCAAAAGTATTCGATTGTAGAATTCCAGAAAAACGTCGTCAATGTATATGTAATTGGCCATAATATATTATAGCACATCCGTAGACCGAGGTCAAGGATTAATTGTTGCGATGAGCCGAGACTGCGGAATTCCCTGTGCCAATTCTTCAAGAAGCCATTCGGTATGACATAATTGTACGAACCATTCTTGCCTGTCTGGTAAAACAGGATTTTCTAAATTTTCCCATTTTTCGCTGATACTACCGGCTAAACTGGACTCATCGCAAATTATTGGGGCGCCTTCTATTGCAGCCTGAACTGCTGGACCACTGTTATGATTTATAACACAGTGATAGTTATAATCAATATTAAATCCATCATATGTGTTTGGAACACGCTGTGGTATTTCTGTTTTTACACCTGGGATATTTGTGTGTATCGGAGATCTTGGGTGCGGTCTTACCACAATTTCTCTGTTCGAATATTGTTTGATTTTGTTAACAGTAAGTTGGATCCATTGTTCCATACTAGGCATTCCCTCCCACTGTAAACTGAAACTATGTTGACTAGCAATTAATATTTCGCTACGACGATTTACTAAATTTGGCTTTAAGTTTACTTTTAATTTTGAAGGCCTTGAATAATCTAGATCAGTTTGATTGGCAAATTTTCCACAACCATTTATATTATCAATAGATACACGCCACGTGGATCCTCTTACTAAATTGCCAACTTCTAATATCATTACTGGTTTGTTATCTGCTTTTGCTGCTCGATATACTGCTTGATTTTGCATCATACGACCTTGCCATAGTACTGACCAGATAACTGCAACGTCTTCGTTGTCTTCAACGATTTCGTGCCCTAGTTGTTGTATACCGTGAGAAAAAGCATCAAAAACAGCTTGACTATTAAGGGCTCCGAACTGTCGATAAATTTTTAGTCGCATAATATGGTTTATAAATAACAGAGTATTTAATATAAATTATGAGTGACTTCGCTAAAAAATTAAGGAAATTTTCCAGGGTTACAACTAGTGCTGTAGCACTAGAACCTGATGAAGGTATGATTGATTCGTGCTCCAGAGCGTTTGGTACAGTGTTTGTTTTTTCTGTAACTCCACCTACAGTCAAGATGAAAAATCTTGTCTATAGAGAAGTTGTAGAAAATATTGAATCTATACCTGAGGTAGGAGTTATATTCTCGTCTATTGATGGGCTAATTCATTTAAGCGCATTTCAATCAGTTTTCCAACATCACAAACCTGCGTTGGTGATTAAGACCGGAGAAGTGATTAATAACAAGATAGCACGATGGTTATTAGACTATATGCATTATGAAGTAGCACTAGCAGCAAAAAACTGGCAACTGTGGAAAGCCAAACAATAAGGAATTGTATGAAAAAAATTGCATTTGTAACAGGGATGACTGGACAGGATGGTCCATATCTAGCAAAATTACTTTTAGAAAAAGACTATCAAGTATATGGACTAGTTAAAAGATATTCGAATCCAAATTTGGACAATATTAAATTTTTAGGAATTGAAAACGATATCGAGCTTATCACTGGAGACATTACTGACGATGGATGCATGAATCATTTAGTTAAAAGTCTAAAACCACATGAGTTTTACAATCTTGCCGCACAAAGTTTTGTAGGAGCAAGTTGGGATCTAAATAAAATGACCACTGAGGTTAATGCTGTAGGAGTCTTGAATATACTTAATGCTATCAAACAGCTTAGTCCGGATACAAAATATTATCAAGCAAGTACTAGTGAAATGTTTGGTAATAGCAGAGGCGGACAACAGGACGAACTAACTCCTTTCCACCCACGCAGTCCGTACGGTGTTGCTAAATTGTATGCCTATTGGATGACTGTAAACTTCCGTGAAAGTTATAGTCTACATGCTTCAAATGGCATCTTGTTTAATCACGAAAGTCCTATTCGCGGTAAAGAATTTGTAACACGCAAGATCACAGATGGCGTTGCAAAAATCAAACTGGGACTACAAGATAAAATTGTATTAGGCAATCTAGATGCAAAACGTGATTGGGGATTTGCTGGCGACTTTGTTGAAGCTATGTGGGCAATGCTACAACAACCGGAGCCAGGAGATTATGTTATTGCCACAGGTGTACAATATACCATCGGTGATTTGCTAGAACGTGCATTTAAATATGCCGGTATTGATAATTGGAAAGATTATATTGAGACTAATCCAGCATTTGTAAGACCTGCAGAGCTACATAGTTTATGCGGCAATCCAACAAAAGCGGAAACCGTATTGGGTTGGAAAAGAAAAACCGATTTCGACGGGCTTGTTAAAATGATGGTTGAAGCAGACATTCAAAGGTTAAGCAAATGAAAATAGCTGTAGTCACTACCTTTCATAAAGAAGGTTACGAAAAATATGCCAAGAAAATGATTCAAACATTTTTAGATACCTGGCCAGATGATGTCACATTAATTGTCTACGCAGAGGACTGTGAGGTTGAAGAGCAATGTGCCAATCTGCTTGTTAGAGATTTGCATGGCTCTTGCCCACAGTTAGTATCATTTAAAGAACGATGGAAAGATGTTCCAAAGGCAAATGGGCTGGAGCCAATTCCTCCAATTATTCCAGGTGCAAAGAAACAAGCAGGCCTTGGTTTTAGATGGGATGCTATTAGATTTAGTCACAAGATATACGCAGTATGTCATGCAGCACAGACAGTAGAATATGATGTATTATTCTGGATGGATGCCGATATGGTGTGTCATACACCCATCGATCATAGATTTTTAGAAACTATGGCTGGTCCAAATATTGGTCTAGGTTTCTTGGGCAGACAAAATAAATTTACAGAATGCGGGTTATATTCAATGAATTTACGTGATCCAGTTACCCGTGAGTTTCTATATGAATTTCAAACGGCATATGATAGTGATCGATTATTTGAATTTAGCGAATGGAATGACTGTTGGGTATTTGACGAAGTACGCAAAGAAGTCAAAGCACGGAATCCAAACTGGGTCTGGTATGATTGGAGTGCTGGCCTAATCAAAGGTGAAGGACATCCGCTAATTAATAGTGCATGGGGCGCATACCTAGATCATCTAAAAGGCAAGAGGAAAGACTACGGTCGTAGCCAGCCATCGGATTTAATTGTAAATAGAAATGAGAATTATTGGCGATGAAAAATTTTATTATCTGTCTTTCAAGAATTGAAGCTTCCTTAAACACTGCTATTGATTTAAAAACTCAATTAGAAGCCTATGATGCTGATGTTGAATTATTTGAAGGTACATACGGCAGTGATGCCGCTGTGATGATGAAAACAGAGAAAAGAACGATACATCCTGTTGGAATAAAAGGAAACCCCCTTGAACCAAGTGAGCCACATGATCTCGACGTACAGTACAGTCCAGGCATACAAGGATGTTTTTACAGTCACTATCGTCTATGGCAGAAATGTGTGGAGTTAAATGAACCTATTACCATTTGGGAAGACGATATTGTATTAACAAGACCGTATCAGCCAGTAGACTGGACTGATGTGCTAGTGTTGGCATTGGGGCACCCTGGCAAGACAGACAAATACCGACACTACCTTGATACTCCCGAAGGCGAACCCAAGGCTTCTGATTATTATCAAGCATCTATGCCGGGTAATTGCGGTTATGCAATCAAACCGCATGCGGCCAAGAAATTATTAGAAGTCTATTCAAACACATATCTAAAAGCAGATAATGCAATCAACCAACACCATGTTATAATCCAGATACATAACTATGTAATGGGTATTGCATTGACTAAAAAGGAAGGCAAAAGAAGTTTGACTAATGCCAAACACTTCTGGACCGATTTTAAATGAAAGACTACAGTATATACGTTGTATCTAATAAACCTCATATATTTCCAGAAATTCAACAGAGTCTTTGTCCCGAGCCAGTAACATATTTTGATGGTACAGGTGTTCCATCTTTTGCAAAATTAGTTAATTCTTGCGTATTAGCGGCACCTACCGAAATCGTTATTATACTATCAGACAAGGTTAGACCAAAACCTGAAGAAATATTTAAAATGGTGGATTTAATTAAAAAAGGTATTGGATTTGTAGCATTTTATAGATTCGCCTTTTTTGGTTTTAAAAAAGAACTAATGCGTCAAATTGGAGTACTCGACGAAGGATTCCAGCGAGGCGGGTTCGAAGATGACGACTTTTACCTCCGCCTCCACGAAGCAGATATTGGCATGTATGTTACTGAAGAAGCTGAATATATTCCTAGCGGATCGTCTTGGGATTATTCATTAGCTAAACAGTATTTCATAAGCAAGTGGGTTGACACTACATGGGAACATTATAACCCAGAAGGAAAAGTGTCAAACAATATTATAAAAAGAAAACTAGTTGAACCGAACTATAATTATGACTTTGGGCCATCGGTTCCGACAGAATTTAAAAATTGGAATTACACCGTAATTCATACATTTAAGGCTAGAAAATTTGTTCGGCCTCCTAGAAAATATAAAAGGATTCACATAGCATGAGCAGCCGAATTATTAATCATTTACCTAGCATTGAAGATTACACCTATTTAGAATTAGGTGTATTTGATAATGCAAACTTTAACAAAATAGCATGTAAAAACAAACATTCAGTCGACATGAATGGAATAGCATTGTTTACCGGAACCACTGATGAATATTTTGCATCGATTGGTACAGATACACAATTTGATATTATTTTTATTGATGCCAACCACGATTACGATTACGTACTGAGAGATTTTAACAATTCGATTGATCATGCTACTAAATGGATCTTGATGCACGATATGATTCCTCCTAGTAAAAAATATATTTCTCCAGCAAAATGTTCTGATTCATATAAGATTTTATATTACATGTTAAGCCAAGAAAAATTTGAAATATATCCAATGAATAATAACTTTGGATTAACACTGATCAAACTTCCTGCAAAGAAGATATATCCTAGTGAAGGATATAAACAAATATCTTATGGTAGTTTTTTAGAATTTATGTCTACACAAAAAGTATATTCAGATGAAGAAATTATTGAGTTATTGAGGAATCAAAATGTTTAATGGTACAAGAATATTTGTAAGTGGGGCTACTGGATCGTGGGGCATAACACTAATTACTATGTTATTAGAAAAATACAATGTTGAAGAAATTATTTGTTTTTCTCGAGGCGAATTACAACAAGTATTAATGAAGAGAAAATTTAATAGTTCAAAGTTAAAATTTGTTATTGGTGATATTCGAGACTACGATGCTGTGCTTGCAGCTACAAAAAATATTGATTACATTTTTCACCTAGCAGCACTTAAACATGTACCGGTATGTGAGGAGAATGTTCAAGAAACCATTAAAACGAATATCAACGGCACTACTAATATTGTTAATGCTGCGATTGCTAATCGTGTGAAAAAAGTTATTGATGTGTCATCTGACAAAGCCGTTGAGCCGATTAACTTATATGGAATGACAAAAGCCGTTGGTGAAAAAATCATTGTACAGGCAAATGATCTAACCGATTATACACGCTTTGTTTGTATCCGAGGTGGGAATGTTATGGGATCTAGTGGTTCAGTAATTCCATTCTTTATTGAACAGATTAAATCCGGTGGTCCTATCACTATTACTGATACAAAAATGACTAGATTCTTTTTAACACTAGAAGAAGCTATTCAGTTATTATTTAAAGCAAGTATTGACAGTATCGGTGGAGAGACATTTGTTATGAACATGCCAGCTTGCTATATCAAGGACCTGGCTGAAGTATTAATGGAAGTGTATGGCAAGGTTGATGTTATAGAAACAGGTATGCGCCCAGGCGAAAAATTAGACGAAATGTTAATTTCTCATCACGAATCAACATTATCTTATTGTTACGATACAAACTATTTCTTAACATTGCCGTCAAATTTCAATCAATCTCTTGCAGTTCGATATCAAGATTGCAAACCATTTCCGCATGAAGAGTTTTCTTCTAAAACAAAAATAATGAACAAAAAAGAAATTAAAGAGATGTTAAAGAAAGGTAAGTTCATATGAAAATTTTAGTAATCGGCTCTAATGGCATGGCCGGGCATATCATAACCAAATACCTTAAACAACAAGGGCATAAGGTTACTACATCTGCTAGATCAAATTCTGATATTAATATAAACATTGAAAAAATCAGTCATAACGATTCATTTTTTGTGATGTTAAAAGACTATGACTTTGTTATCAACTGTATAGGTCTTTTAGTTAAAGACAGTATTGAACGGCCTGATAGAGCAGCAATTATTAATTCGTGGTTCCCACATTACTTAGAATATAATCTTAAAGATTCTAATACTCGACTAGTCCACTTGTCTACAGACTGTGTGTTTGATGGCAAAAAAGGTGAGTATCTCGAAGAAGACATCCATACAGAAATGAATGCCTATGGCAGTTCAAAATCTAATGGAGAAGTTAATAATACTAAAGATATAACTTTTAGAATGAGTATTATTGGTACTGAAATTAAGTCTAACGGTACTGGATTATTAAATTGGGTATTAACAAATCCAAATGAAGGATTACAAGGTTGGGACAATGCTTGGTGGAATGGTATTACAACACTTCAATTAGCAAAAAGTATTAATCTATATATTAATAACCCTAAAATCTCAGGTGTGTATCATTTGGTAAGCAACGATAATAAAATTGACAAGTACAATTTACTGTGCAAAATTAATCATGTTTTTGCATTGGAAAAAACTATTATTAAAACACAGGGCCCTAAGCCTGTTAATAAGATTTTAATTGATACTAGAAAAGAAATAGATTTTAAAATTCCCGACTATGATACACAATTGCAGGAATTAAAAAGTTTTACTGAATAAACTGTCTCATATGTCTCCAGCATTCTCCGCTGGAGATTTCCTCAAAGTTCCAATGAAACATTGCTAGTCTATTAGCCCAGTCTTGTCTTTCAGGCAGACGTGGAACTTCGATATCTTCTAAGTTGACATTGGCAATATCAGCGCATTGGCTTCTGTACGGATCGGTAACAAAAATTGGATATCCTTCAATGGCCGCTCCAACAGTTGGGCTTGAGTTATGATTAACAACTGCCCAACAATTTTCTAAATCGTGTAATAGATCAACACCTTCATCGGATAGTCGAATATTTTTTAAATGTCCGACTCGCTTCATAAATGTCTTTGGGTGAAGATAATCTTTGGTTCCCTTGTCTCCAGGATGTCCTCTGACGACTATCTCTCTATCAGTATACTGTCTAAGTTTTGTTATTGTTGACGCAGCCCAATCTATAACATTATGCCCGCCCATACTCCATCCACCGTTACGCTGTAAGCATAATAGAATATGATTGCCATTAGTACGATAGTCTTTTAAGCCAACATTCAACTCATTAGAAAGTTTTGTCCATCGTGCAGGATCAATAATTGTATCGCAATAATTGCCGGTGTTTGGAAAGACTCCGTTGAAACTGTATCTTAGATAATGACCTGGGTTTTCTTTATTTTTGTATAAAAACAAATTACTATCCGCCAACAGGGTATGTTTGCCTTGTTGCTTCTGAAATTCAATAACACTACGACGTAGGTTTAAATGAGAGGAAAATTTTGAATCTTCATGCACCCAACCAACCAATAATGCAACATCAGCTGGAATTAGTTCATTCGATGAATGTAATATTGTTTCATCGTTTGATCTTCTAACTCCGCCGGCATACCGAGCGAGGATTTCTCCTTTTTCAATATTTTTATTATTTGGTGGAAGACAATTTAGATAGGCAACAACTTTCATTTTTCTTTTTTCTTTTTAACTTTGTCAGTGTTGCCAGCTTGCTCGTTTAATAAATTCTTTTTGTCAATACCTAGATAATGTGTAAAATATTCTTTAACATAACTATTTTCCATAGCAAATCTATTAATAATATCTGATGGAATAGATGGCCATGTGTTAAAATGTGGAACATATGATTTCATTTTCCACTTGTGGCGCATAGATGTTACAGCATAATGATCGTATGGTTGAGGCAATTGATAAATTCTACCATCATACCATACTAGAGAATAGTCTCTGATAAATTCTTCAAAATTTTCATGTCTAGTGTTAAACCCAACTAATCCGGTGTCAATAAAATCCTTACCGAGGAAATCATCACCGCAGTTTAATGTTCCCCAAACATTTTCTCTTGGGTGTAACATTTCAATAGCTTTAGATTTGGTAATACGTTTAGTAACCATGATGTCAGCATCGATCCAGATCACAAGTCCTTTAAAGCGCCTTGCTGCCCAAATTTGTACACGACTTTTTTTCCAGAATCGATCTGCCTTTGTACCGCCCATGCCTTCATTCATCCACGGGTCGGCTTCAGATACCACATCTTTCCAGAAGCTGGCAATCTTGCCAAAGCCCAAATCAACTGGTTTGTCGTCCCATACAATAACTAGGTCGCCTGGCAAGTCTCCCCAAGTACTCATTGTAAGATTAGCGATTTCATCGTAATAGGCTCTTGATAAAGATGTAACCCAAGTAATGGCTGTATGACTTTGATTATTGTTTAGTGCTAACTCTTGTGCGAACTCCATTAGATACTTGTACCAAACATCTTTGTATTCGCAATCGTGATATTTTTCAAACCACGGGCCGCCTTCAGTCCAATGATAAGCTACCGGCTTACCGTGTTGTTTTTCATTGTTCCATCCGACTAGGAAATTATATTTTACATTCAATTCGCCAATTTCGTCGTCCTTGAGCCATTCGAATCTATGTAGGTATTGACCGGATTCAGAATTTACTTTTTCTGGAGTTAGTCCAGCATTAGACGGGTGCCCGCAATTCCACATGATCATCGATGACCAATTTTTTCTTGGATACTGCGTTTGTTGTGCTCCATCCATCTTAACGGTGTTCGTTGGCTTGTGTTCATGCTTAACAACCATGACAGCATAATTGTCATTGACCTGATTAAACAATTCTCTAATATCGTCAGTCCATACAAAATCACAATCACAGAATAACGCCCAGCCGTTATAATTCATAATTGCTGGAACTAAAAATCTAGTAAAGGTAAATTCGGTTGTACTTAGTGGATCTGCTGGTCTAGTATACATACCATCTCTACGTAGAGCATCTTGTTTTAAGGGTTTGACTTCTGCCTCTGGTGTGTGTTTATAGATAGAATATTCACATACCTTATATGCAATATCTTCTCTAGCATCGTAACCAATAAAAATTGGTAACATATCATAATTCATTTAAAATTCTCCAGGCTTCACCGTTTCTTAATTCATCAATATGGAATTGACCATAGGCAAGGTGTGATGCCCACGCATATACTTCGTCTTTACTAGGATAGTAAGGCGTTTCAATTTTACTTAAATCTTGCAAACATACAGGATGCGCAGCATTCGATGGTGCCAATGTAAATGCCGGTATTCCGTGTAATACAGATTCGGTGGCCGCTACACTATTAAAAGTTACCAATGCAAATACATCATTATCTAATGCATCTTTTAGTGTATCGTTTTCGACTCTATCAATTCTATGTTTTGCACGGTCTCGTACCTCGATTGGTCTATCTGTATATTTTTGTATTTCAAGAACAGTATCTGACACCCACCGTTCTAGATCTATATCATAAAATTTACAAGGTTTTTCGTCCGGCTTTGCAATCAAAATCTTTCTACCATCTTTTTTCATTGGCTGAATAGGGATTCTTAATCGTTCAAAACGGTCGCCGGGTCTAGGAACAATTTTATTGTGTTGTAGATTATTTTTTACTATTCTATGGAACCATTTCCAGCCCATGGGATTCCAAGAACTTTTATGATTTCCTAGATAGCCGGTATCCATATAATAAAAATCTCTTTGATCTTCCCAGCACTTTTGCATAATTTTATATTTTAAAATACCGCGTAGTACAATAGGATGCTCGGGATTGTCATTATAATTAAATTCATGTGACGGTACTACTCTGCCTCCGGAGCCGGTGGCAAACATATTAATGTATTCGTCTTTGCCTTCTTTGCTGAGAAAAATCCAATCATTTAATTGCATTAGTTTTTCCTTTCAATGTCTTCTTCAACACAGCTTTCACCGTATTGAATCTCAACGATTTTAACTGGGGTATCATAGGGATTTGTCAACTGATGCCATTCGCCGACCGGAACTTTGTATTCTTCATGCAATGCTATTTCAGTAGTCGGTAAAGCATAACCACCTGCCATCATGCTGTTAACATTAGCTTGTCCTTCGCTAACAATCCAATATTCTGCACGATGACTATGTCGTTGCATTGATAATTTTTGTCCAGGATTAACTGTAAGTTCTTTAACCTTCATACCTGGAACTTCATGTAATACACGATAATAGCCCCATGGGCGTTCGGTCTTGGGAGCTTTCCATTCTTGTAAAATCCAGCTGCTAGAATTAGCTTTATTAAATCCGCCAACACCAAATGCAAAGGTTACATTATCATCTTCGATATTCATTTCTGGAATATTTGTGTGTGTACGATCGCCGCCGTTGGCAAAAATAATTTGTGAATCGGGCCAGGTTTGTCTAGCCAACTTAATTGCTGATTTAGAACTATTATCATCATCATTGAATTCAATAGTATAGTCAACCATCTTTAATTCTTTAATAATGCGCTGACGTTCTAGCCAGGGCATAAAAGGAGAACCTTTTTTACGTGTTAACCAAGCATCAGAATTAATGCCAACTACAAGTTGATCTCCTAATTCTTTTGCAGCTTTAAAGTAAGCGATATGCCCGGAATGGAGCGGATCAAATCCGCCAGTAACTAAAACAATCTTTTTCATGCAGATATTTATGTACATATATTATCGGTAAATATTAATATGAAAAAGATTATACAGCTAATTAATGACGGCCAACACAACGAAGGCACCATTAATGGGTGGAAACGGTGGGCAGATAAATTTACACTAGTCGATTCTTGGGAAGATGCAGATCCTGAAGTTCCTATGGTGTTTGGAGCTAACCTAGTTAGTAGACAACATCGTGAATGGTTGAGATTAAAAAGACCATGCTTTGTAATGAATCGCCAAATGCTCGGTCAATGGGCTACAAAACATAGAGAATATGCCAGAGTTACTGTCAACTCCTACGGCAATACTAAATTAGGACCAATGCCTCACGATCGCTGGTCAAACATGAATTTAGAGCTACAACCATGGAAAGTTAATAAGGTTATCAATGTTCTTGTTGCCCCTCCAAAGAAAAGCATACTCTTTTGGCAAGGAATGAATGGTGTTGATTGGGCTGAACCAATCAGAAAACGATTAGAATCGGAAGGTGCCAATGTTCGTATTCGTCCAAAAACAGGCAAGAAGGGTGCTCAACACTTTGGTGATTTAGATCGAGGAGTTACTGGACTATTTGGTACCGATGGTGAATTTGAATGGGCTGATTTAGTTGTTAGTTATAGTTCAGCAATAACCGCAGAAGCATTCTGGTACGGCAAGAAAGTTATTAGTCTCGGAGTATGCCCCACATGGGTAGCATGCGATAATACTCTAGATAATTGGCAAGATCCTACAGAACCTGCAAACAGATTGTTATGGGCACATCATGTGTCTTGGTTACAATTTAAATATCCTGAATGGGAAACCGGCGAGGCGCAGGAAATGACTGTGCATTATCAAGGTTGGCCAACTGAAGTTGAGATGCCGGATAACCCAATTATTGAATAGGATTCCAATACTCTGAGGTCGATAGCCAATCGTAGTAAATCTGAAAACCTTCTTCAACATCAACCTTAGGATCAAACCCAAAATCTTTCCTGGCTGCATCAATATTTAATGCACCTCTTCTTGGAAAATCTAAATCACGCTCGCCTATATCGATATAACCGTTGCCGGCTACTTTTACAGCTAGATTGGCTGCATCAAGTAATGTGTGACTGTGTGATTTTGTTATATTGTAGGTTTTGTTTTCTGTGTTGTCTGAGAGGGCGGCAGCAACGATCCCGTCTGCGGCGTCGTCAACGTAGGTAAAGTCAAGGGTTTCTCCGGCTCCATTGACTTTAAGAGTATCACCGCGCATAGCTCTGAGTATGAACTTGCTGATGACGCGGTCTTCCACGTCGAGAGGACCATAAACAGCAGAAGGACGCATAATAGTATAAGCAAGATTAGTGCGGCGAGAATAGTCTTTGACAAGCCATTCTCCTGCGAGTTTGAGTATTCCATATTGTCCTTGTGGTTTGCAGTCATAGTCTTCCTTTACATCATCTTCAAAGTCACCGTATACCATTGAACTACTAATATAGATAAACTTGCGTACTTCGTATTTGTCACTAAGTTCTAATAAATTAAGTAATCCTTCGCTCATCACACGACTGCCTAGTGCTGGATTAGAATTAACTACCTTCTGTCTCGGAAAGCTAGCCATGTGTATTACTATTTCTGGTTGTTCGAGATTAAAGACTAATTCTAATTTAGTTGAATCGCAAATATCGCAATCATATAATCCGCTAGTGTCTATAATCTTTTTTAGACGTTCTCGAATCAAATGGTCGATTTCTTTTTGAGGAATGATGCCATAGTTTGTTTTATTATCTACTATAGATACAATATGCCCCTGATCCTGTAGTCTTCTAACTACATTGTGGCCAATAAGTCCTAGGCCACCGGTTACTAGGATATTCATAGTGTTGCGTCTTCTAATCCTGCTGTTCTAAGTTTAACTATGTTTGACACTTGCCATTGTTTAATATCAAGGGCTTTGATAATACCCAACCATTTATTACGTAGCAAGGCAAATTCATTTATAATTTTTTCAAAGTCAACAACATCGGCTTCGCCTTCTACAAACTTTTCACAGTCTCTAGAAGACAAGGCTCGTTGATAGTTTTCTAAATATTTACGAAAGTGCTGACTACGAAGTCGACGCAATTCTATATTGAGATACTCTAGAATTGCTTCAATTTCTTGAAGTTGGTTGAAACGATTTTCTACGATGCCAGGCATATTAGCGGCTGCTCTTTCTAAGTTGCCAGAGACTCGAGTATCAGCTTTGGCTGCTATCAGTTCGCTCTCATAATATGCTGCGGCATCGGGAATATTGCTAATATCCTTTGAAACCTTATCGTACCAATTCATTAGTCCTCATCTTCGTAATATTCATCTTCTTCTGCTTCTTCCTCACTATACTCTTCGCCGTCGGTTGAATATTCAACGGCTTGATCTAGATAAGGATCCACACCCATTAGACTAGTAAGTACACTTTCTTTAACACCATAATCTAATAAGGTGTTAACAAAGTCGGCTGCTACGTCTTGGCGTTTTTTTTCTGGAATATGTTCTACTACTAGTGTCCAAAGATCTGCAATAAGGTCGTCTTTCATTCACTCGCTCTCCATTTGAGGTTCAACATTATTAGTTATCTCAGAACTCAGTTTTTCTCCATGTTTGGAAATGTCTTTCATTGCAATATCTAAACCGTCTTTCTCATTGCGTTCCCATGCCTTGCGAAACTGCTTGATAATCTCACCGTCTGCTGTAGTATACACTAGACTGTTACCTTCTTTCTTGAGCATGCCTTTAGCTTCGAACAAGTCGACCAACCCACTATATGGACTCATACCTGTTTCGTAAGGAATTTCAACCTGTACACTTTCAAACGGTTTTGCATAACGAGTTTTCATAATCTTACAGGCTGCACGAATACCTTGCACAGTTGTAGTCTTATTGCCATCTGCATCGAGTTTCAATTTTAATTTACGCATAGCAACCACAATGCTACTTGCATAGATAAAGCCTTGGCCGCCGCTAATTTTGTCATCTGGATCAAACATATCTTGACTTGCATATGTGTGATTGGTACATACCATTCCAATATTATAGCTACCGAACATGTTAACACAGTTACGGACAAGTGCTGTCAGTGCTTTAGGCTTACGACCCATATCACCTTTCATATCACCTGCTTGAAATTGATTAACATCTGTAGGAGTCAGCAGCATGCCTAAGCTATCGATAATAAACAATATCTTAGGACGATCAGTTTCGTCCATTGTTTTGTATTCTGCAATAAACTCTGTAATAGTCTTTGCTACGTCATCGATCATGGCCATGTTAAGTTTTAACAACTTGTCTGGACTTGTGTCAACACCGAGAGCGTGTAACCATTTTTCGTCAAGTGCATTTTCTGTATCGATCAAGATGGGATAAATGCCTTGTGCCTGTGCATTCTTAACCAAGTTGCCCGAACAGATAAATGATTTACCTGCACCACTTTCACCAGCAAACACAGTGACCTTGCCTAACGGAATACCTCGATCGAAATATCCGCTTATGAGATAGTTTAATGCATAGTTGTTTGTACTAACCCAATCGGTTGGGTCGTTAAAGCCAATGCTTAATCCGTCGATAGATTTAGTAATTGACTTTCTAAATTTAGAAATATCGAATGCTTTTGCCATATTATTTTGCCCTGTTGAGAAATAGAGTGTGAGTTGCCTCACACTCTATGTTTAGTCTAATTACTTCTGACGGTTACGAATCATGGCAAGGATATCTTGCGCACGACTGTTATCACCTGCTGGCGCTGCGGCTGCTGCCGGAGCACTTGCTACTGGTGTGTCGTCTGTATAGTCTTCACTGGCTTTAGCGGCTGGTGTAGCTGTGTTAGCAGTTGCACGATGTGGATCGCCTGTTGCTGAACCCAAACCTGCTGGTTTGAAATATTGTCCCCAGCGTTCGAGATCATATGCTTCGCCATCTACAGAAGCTTCAAACATTTCTTTCATCACTTTTAAATCAACGTCAGTTGGTTTCTTAGGAAGGAAGTCTGACAAATTAAACAGTTCATGACCTGCTAATGCTGCTGTTTCAATATCACTCAATGCACGTTCACGACGTGACCATTTGCTTGTTGAGTAATCAGCAAATCCGCCCTTGCTAGTCTTAGCAATACGGAAGTCAACACCCTTAAGATAGTCAGTTGGCAATTCTTCCAACTCTGGATCCATCAACGCACTACGAATAATTTGATAGATTTGTGGACCGATAATAAATCTACGGATTGGATTTTCTGGAATCTTATCTTCTTTTAACGGATCTTCAACAATGAAGCCTTGGAAAATGTAAGAACGTTTCTTCCAATACTTACGACCCATTTCTTCTAGTGATTTATCTTTAAACCAACCACGTACTTCGCTGAGGATTGGGCATACAGAACCATCATTGTACATTTCTATGCATGGTACTTGTACTTGAACTGGTTTAGAATCTGTTTCGCCTTTGATACCTGCGAAAGGTAATTTGATCATTGCACGTTCTACCCAAAAGAATGTGTTATTTGAATTGCCATCTGGTAAGAAACGTACTACGGCTTCTTTGCCTTCTTGCATATTCCAGTGTGGGTAAATTGCGTTGTCTCCACCGCCTGTGGATTGTCCTGTGGACTTTGTTTGTGCTTCTTGAAGTTTCGCACGAATTTCTGCTAATGTAGCCATTTTAAATGCCTCCTATGTTATGCCTAAAATGTTTATATGCCTTATGCACATGTATTAT